GTCGATCTGATTTGCCAGTTCCCGTAACCTGTTCTGCTGGCTAGGGGTCATTTCTCCCCTTTGGTTAATGTCGATATGGTTCTCCAACTTGATCTTTTCCGTTTGGGCAGTGTCCAACTTCCACTGAATAACGTCCAATTTATTCCAGCTATCGCCCTTTTCCATAGCCAGGTAGATCAGCTCCTTCTCTGATTCCGTACACACGCAATCGTCATAGACCAGGACCGCCGATATACCCAGCACAAAAAAAAGGACAAGACCTAAAAGGGTCTTGCCCAGGATAGTTTGAAGAAACTCTAGGAGCTTATCAACCATGATGCCATTTCCTTATTTACCACCAGAGGAACCATAACACCCAATCATAAATAAGGGCTATGTCCGTTTCCTTGGGATCCAGCCTTTTAAACTGAAATCCAGCCCATTTTGGGAACCAATTTATAACCTGGTATGATTTCTCCCTGTCGGATCTAAACGTAAGATTTCGGGATTTCATCTTCTACCATGAATGGTTGCTGGTACGGGTATTTAGTAACCCCAGCCAGTAAACAGCGAAGGGCTTTTACTGCTGGGATGTTTTCTTCATCAATAACAACGCCCTGATGTTTTTCAGAAAGCTGGTCATAAAGATTGCCGATTATCTCTTTATCACCAGCATCCTTATCAATCTTTATCTTGCCCTGGCGTTGATATTCCAGGATCAAGTTATCAAGCCTTTCATGTGCTTTGGAAACGTATTCAGCTTCCACAAAAACAGGGTGGGAACGAATTAAAGGTTCCTGATAAACTTGTTGTAAAAATCTGGCATGATCCTTCGGGTTTGAATAGTAAAAAAATCGGCACAGGTATTTTTTCCATGCTGTTCTGAAGAACTCCCATAGTGGTTTCTCCATCCCACTGGTTTGAACGGTCCAGAAAGGAAATTCCTCGAATATCCACAAAACGCCCGTTTTCACATGCTGGGCTGATAATAGAGCATAACCAGGAGTTAGACCAATAGCCCATTCGATAGCCCCCACAACATAGTATCTATCTTCCTCTTGTCTGCCTTCAAAGAACAACCTGGTTAGATGTTGTTCCGAATCCCACTTTGCCTTCTGCGGTTTTTCCATAACGGGTTCGCTCTCGCTAACAGCTCTTGGGCTACTTCTCCTGCTCTCCTGGGTTGAATATCCCCGTAACTAGAAACGCTCGAACTAGAGCACGAACTAGAACTTACAGAGCTTGAACTTCTGCTGGTATAAGTCCTTTTAACTTTCGGCTCTGGCGGCTTTACTGCTTCCGTTACTGGTAATCTTTTTGCCAGGGGGAACAAAATTACGGTTGCTCCCAGGCTCTTTAGAAATTCTCTCCGTTTCATGCTACCCCACTTTCGGCATATCAAGCCTTCTTAAACAAAAAGGACAGGGGAAGTCGGGATTATCCGCTTTCCCTGCAATCTGTTTCGGTCCGATCTGTGTTTTAAACCGCCCTTCGGAAATGGAAAGCTCGATAATCTTTCCGCAAGTCGGACAATTTACCTCAACATCTACCGCTTTTGGCGGCTCTTTAGGCTTGTCGTTCTTTTTTTCTGCTTTTGCTGATTTGATCGCTTGCTTACTTCTTTCCTTTGATTCCTTTGATTCTTTCCTTGGCATGTTCCCCCCTTTCGGTTTAGGCAACCATACTTTCAGGGTCAAGCCCTGTCTTACGTTTCTTCAATGGAGCCTTCTCCATCACGATATGACATGCTTCATCATATACATGATCTTCGCTGTCTGTGTCAACATCTTCTATGTTGTTTTCGTCCTGGACCAGTGAAGGTATCGTTCTGATGAAATGCTTACAATTACTGGTTACTACCATCATTGGCATTTCATCTTCATTCTTGATCCTAAGACGTTCATGGAACATCTTGACTTTATGCTTTCTGTCGGGATCCCCTGGCTTTATGTAGATACCATAGGATTTGAAAATATCGGCTGTTGTCGGTCCTTGACCGCCGCCCATGTAGTTTGGTCTTTTCTGGAAGCAATCTGGTCCAGCCAGCCTAACGATCTGAACCCTGTCTTTCAGTTCCCATCGTTTTTCCCGATCAAGTATGCCTTCGGCAATTTCGGAATCGGCTAACCGTAACCCTGTATTTGGCTGACCTGTCCACCCGTACCACTCTTTAAAGCGGATCAACCGCCCATCGGGATCAACATACCACCAGCCCAGGGAGAAGGGAGCTCCAAAACCCCAATCAAACGTCATATAGCAAAGGGATCCATCTGGAACCGCTATAGGGTCAATGACATGGTAGGTAGTTCGCCATTCGGTGAACATCTGCCCTACAAACAAATCCCAATCCCCATCCTTAAAAGCCCTTCTCATCCGTTCTGGCAGGGTATGGAGCATTGACCAGTAGGCTTCATCCAGGTAGGGATTATCATCGGCTCTCGATGGAACAAAATCAAAAACATCCCTGTAGTCAATGGGAAACCTAAATTCTTTAGGGAAATCCCTATCAATCCAGAGCTGTTTCACCCAGGCATGACCAGGACCGCCAGGGTTTGTAGCCCCGATCATTTTAGTGTCAATGTCGGGCATCCCTGACCATCTTAGCCTGGTTCTCAAAAAATTGAAGGTTTCGTAGTCATTTTTAGTAAGCTCGTCCACTAAAATACAAGCAAATTCAGCAGATGCGTACTTACTCGGATCATCTAAATTCCTGAAGCAGATAACGCCCGAACCGAAGGCTTCATTCAGGATAAAAGACCTTCCATAGTCCTTATGGTCCATGTAGTTCTTCCCCAGCCAGGGGGGGAACTCCAGGGCTATTTTCTGGAGCTGTCTATCTTTCAAAGAGGGGTAATCCTCACACGCCAGCATGACATTAACGTGCGTAAATCCCCGTATATAGCAATCTATAAGAAACCGTACCGCATACCACCGTAAAAAGCGGCTCTTCCCACCGCCCAGGGCTCCCCCGTACAGGAGATATTTACACCCTTCATCTAATGTTCTGACCGCTTCCCGTTGTTTTGGCAGGAAACTTGCTAAATGGGAGTCAAAATCAAGGTCTTTGTTCTCATTCTCCATCATCACTACCAGGAGCCAGTTGTTTAGAAGGCGGTTTCAGTTCTATTACCCTGTCGGCTTTCTGGATGGTAATCCGCACTGGTATGTCCATGACATGCGTTTGCTCCTGCTTGTCGGTCCACCCGAAGCGGTTTTTCATGTTCATATACCAGAGGGTTGCTGAAAAGTCCTTGTTAAAGAGCTGTTGTCTGCCTGTTCTCATCCACCAGGCTTTTGACAGGAGCTTGCCTTGCTCGATTGTTGCGGCAAATTCGGGATAATTCTGGTACATTCGCCTGTAAGTGGCATCCCAAATCCTAAATTCCGCTTTAATTTCCTCAATGCTTGCCCCCTCTTCCATTAATTCCAAAACGGTCTTTTTCCAATCGTGAGGAAGGCTTTCTATCGTTTTCGGCGGTCTGCCCCGTTTTCGCTTTGGTTTTGGATCTTCGTTAAATTTCTGTAAAACCAGCCCATTTTTCTGAATCTTGTCTGCTTTTTCCTTACTCATTTCCTTTTTCATTTTAACATCCCTATGGTTCTAAACCGTTTGTCAAGGGTACGAATTTGTTTTAATCTCAAATACTTAACCCTATTCTCTGGATAGTTAATTATTCCTGAAATCTGATTGTCAGATTTCTTTTTTCCATAAAAAAAAGCTAGGATAAGTCTTTCGACTTCTCCTAGCTTCTGGAGATAAAACCCAATGCTTACGAAAGCATCAAGTAAGGGAGAATGGAAAGTAGAATCGGTAGATTCAGGGGAACTTTCCAGGGCTACACTTCTTGGTTGTCCTATTTCTAGTCCATAGTAAAACTCCAGTAGTTGTCCAACGCTTGAAAATACTATATCTTCGTCTTGGCGTAGTTCTTCCTCTACATATAGCGGTTTACAGGGCTTTTGGCTAATCCGTTTGACCAATATCGGCTTTTATCTCCCCTAAAATTTGGCTGATCCGTTGCCTGGAAAATCCAATTATTTCAGCGATTTCCCAATCCTTTAACTCTTCTTCCTGTTTCATTTTCCAAATAAGAAAATATTTTAACGATTTGCCCTCTTCCCCTGTAATTTCAGCAAAATAACTGATTAATTTATTGACCGCCTTTCCTCTTTCCTTGCGTTCTTTTCGTGCTTTTCGTTCCTGATCCAGCAAATACGCTGGTTCTCTCTCTCTTGATTGGAAGGTTGCATCCATGTAGTCAGTTGATAAAGTTGTTGAGCCTGATAACGGGTGCTTGTGCTCCTGGAAAAGAAAGATTTCAAGTTCCGTACAAGGTTGCTGGCAATCTTCTCTATTTTGGCATGAAATACAGAAGGTTTCATTCATCTAAAAGGGCTTCTATTTCTATATGTTTGCAGAATCCATCTACCCAATCTTCGGGATCCTCGTCCTCTGTTGAAGTTTCGGCAAGCCTGAAAGCGTTCTTATGTATGGGGATTTCAAAGTTAAACCAGGGTTTGAACTGAAATCGTCCTGGTTCGGGCGGCGGTATGTTGGTAGAAACAGTGTCCGAATCGTCCAACCGCCCGAACTCGAACCAGCCCTGCTCCATCTGCCGCCTGAAAAGGAGCTTCCTAATTGTTCTTATAAGATCCTGTATAGACTTAGGCTCTTCTTCTAGCTGGTTCTGGTAGGCGGTGTCCTGGGCGTAGGTCTGTTCCCACATTTTCCAGTGTTTCATCAGGCGTTCATCTTCTTTGCCCTTGCTATGTTCCCGAATTTTCTTTATTATTTCCCTCTCGTTCTCTGAAAGCATTGTTCCTCGCTTG